GTGTTACTTGACGAGCCTGATCTCGAATCAATCCGTTCGGTACTTCAGATAACTCTGTTGTCCGAAAAGATTGAGCTCGAGACGACCCGGAAACGCCAAGCTAAGGCGTTCCGTGACTTCGTCAAGTGTGAGCAGGATGTACGCGAGTTCGAACGTACCGTTAGTCCGGAACTTCTCCAGGCTTTCGGTCGCGTTTCGGACCTGCTTTGGCGTGATCTCTTCACCGAGGTAGATAAATACATCTACGATGGTAAGATCATACCACGGCACGGACCTGGCGCCACCGCTGATAAACTCAAGGGTAACCGAAAGTTCTTTCAGACGGAGTGGCCAGCTCGACTCGAGAGCGTCTTCCCTAGCAGGGAGATGCTTATCTCGAACGATGTCAGCTTCAGTAATGAGCTGGATCGCGTGCGCATCCTCGAACCTGGTGCTGAAAGACCCGTTAGGGTCATAACAGTACCAAAAACGCAGAAAACACCCAGAATAATCGCCATCGAGCCTACTGCCATGCAATATGTGCAGCAGGGTATACTCGAGCGATTCTCTGAAGGTATCGAGAGACGTGACAATCTCCGTAGCCTTATCGGTTTCATGGACCAGAGTCCTAATCAGATTCTTGCCCATGAGGGCTCCCTTTCTGGTGAGCTAGCTACACTCGATTTGAGTGAAGCATCCGATCGTGTTTCCTGTTTGCTCGTTGCGGTCATGATGAGGAATCACAACAACCTCGCAAGAGGTGTTGCCGCATCACGGTCAACAAGGGCAGACGTACCTGGACATGGTGTTTTAACACTAGCCAAGTTCGCGTCTATGGGTTCAGCTCTCTGCTTCCCCATTGAAAGCATGGTCTTTATGACTTGTGTTCTCCTTGGGATTAGTAGGGAACTTAACACACCGGTGACCAAGAAAATGATAAAATCATATCTTGGCAGCGTGCGCACGTACGGTGACGATATTATTGTCCCCGTACGTTTTGTGGATTCCGTTGTAGCGACCTTAACCGATTACGGATTTAAGGTCAATGCTAATAAGAGTTTCTGGACTGGAAAGTTCAGAGAATCTTGTGGAAAGTGGTATTATGCGGGCGAAGAGGTAACACCTCTTCGACTCCGCCAAATGCTTCCTTCCCAACGGAGGGACGTTCCCGGAGTTGTGTCGGCAATATCCTTCCG